AGCAGGAATAACTATCGCGTCTCCTGCTCCTGCCTGCTTCGCCCATCTCTTATAGTCCGTATCATTCCCTAGGTAGGTCATGCTGTTGTCGTACTCTGCGGCGATCCTGTCGTAAAAATCATCGTCTGTCTCTCTCTCAGTACCGCCACGAATAGGCTCCGGATTGTTAACCTCGGTCACATTCTTATTGGGTACCATCATCAAGGCAACCGTATTCGCCGCTACGTTAGAACCTGTGCCTGCTTCAACCGCTGATACCGGTATAAGCACTGCTCCTTCGCCTCCAACAACCGCATCCTCTGTGGTGGCATACTCAATCGACGGGCCGGTTTCGGTTGCCGCCGTACAGAATACCGTTCCGGATAAAATCTCGGTTCCTTCTGCGGCTGTGATTTTCACATAGCCAAAAGCCGGTTCCGCTTCGTGTCTTGTGAGATGTACCTGGCGACCGTGAAGGTCTAACCATTCATCCCAGGCGTATTCCGGAAAAGAAATCATCAATGCCCTTACGATATGGAAATTGATAATTTCGTCTTTTTCCAACGCTGCAGGCATCGTCATATCATACGGAAAACCACCCGGCATATCGTCGATGTCGTCCGGCAGGTTGTTCATCATTCGCTCGTGAATTTCCTCTGCTGAGTTTCCTTCCAGGAACTCCGGTCTGTTAAATTCCGGCTGCATACTCTCCACCTCCTTTACAAGCTAATCTCTATTTCTTCATCCCAGTTGCTGCCCTTTACCTTGAAGGTTACGTGCATCTGATCGCCTTCCCAGGTAAATTGAAAATCCCGGACATTTTCTGCCCGGGGATTTACCATAATTGCATCTGTGATTGTTCTTTCTGCCATAGACTCAACAGTTTTTTCATCGTCGTTATCCATGGCACGTTCCATCTCGGTACCGATTGAATCGGGGTACGCCAAACAGCGGTACCGCTCTGTCTGTGCAATCTTAAAACACCAAATGGCGAAGGCTTCTTTGCCATCGCATTCCTTGATCCGGTGCGCCCCATCTCTCACGAAGTCTCCCAGTTCCGGGTCCCACTTCATACTCCTTTTGTACTGAGTATCGTACTGGCTGTCCTCTGAGATAAAATCCGGTACCTCAACAACCGGAAATAGTGGCTGTGACATTTGCCTCGCCTCCTTTACGATTTCTCGATCACATCGATTACGACTGCTTCACTCTGAATCCAGGCAACCAGCACTCGATCTCCTGCTTTCACTGCCGGTATCGTTACGCTGTGGCTGTGAAGAGGAACGCCCGACGGTGCTTTGTTGAGCCAGCTCTGTTCCGAGGTTGAAAGCGTCAAGCCTGCAGCCAGCCTGCAGATAGTGTAGTCTCCCTTCGGTATCGGCACCGGGAATGTGTTCGTTTTCAAACTTCCGTTGGCCTGTATTTCTCCAAAGTCCAAAGTCAACGGAGACTCTGTTTTCTGCGAGGTTCGTTTATCTAACACCTGTGCCAGTTTCGCTGTCCCTGGGTGTCCGTCAAATTGGTCCATCTATATCACCTGCCTTTAATCAAAAGTTCCGTCGTCAACCCACCCATACACATTGCTTCCGCTATCCGTGTGAATCAGATGCCAAGGGTGCGCTTTTCCGGAACCATTCTTAATCGTAATCTTTGCTTTTCCTGCCCTGGCTTTGTAACCTTTTGAACCTGGGTAGCTGCTCACATAATGGGTTCCACCGTGGAAATTTACGATGTCGCCCACATTGTAATCTTTCTTTTTCTCGGAGCTTGCTTTTTCTTTCTTTGGCTCTGCAAGTTCCAAATCCATTGTCATGCTGTAGGTGTCTACCGTGTGCTGGATGCCTTTCACGTAATAATACGACTGGGCAAGCTCACTCATTACATACACCAGGTCGCCTTTTCGGACAAACGGAACGTCCGGAGACTGTACTTTAATCTCCTTCTTGATTTTTCCCTCGTCGTCTAAGATTTCCTGTGCTGCAGATTTAGCATCCGCAAGGCTTTCATCCTTACCTCTCGTATAAATTCTCTGACGGATACCATACTTTGTCTCGCCGTTTACCGTGGCTTCAACACTGGTTCTTCCATCATCGTCTGCCTTCCCTACAACCTTGACCCTAGTAATCATATCTGCTGTGCTTATGCTCTGACTGAACATCTGTGTGTTATCCGTTCGGAATACATACACCGTCTTATTGCTTCCTCTCGGAATAACGGATGTCTTGCCTTTCCTGGCCTGCACAAAACACTGCTCTTCGCCTTTCTTTGCTGCATCGTCCAGCAAATTGATGATGATGTCTGACAGATACTTATTGTTCTCCACCGTTTTGCCGTGTGAAGCATTCGGACCTTGATATGATTCCTGCGGTATCTCCCAATCATCAAGAATCCCTTCTATCGCCGACTTTGTGCCGGTTCCGGAAGGAAAATATCTGTTATCCTGGCTCTTCTGCAGCTTGTAAAGTTCGTCGTAGCAGGTACATTTCAGCGTATGTCCTCCGCTCTTTTCAACCGGATTCCACGTTTCCACGTACCCTCGTGCTACTTCCTCGTCCTGGGAAGCACCATCTGTTGCGAATACTCCGACCAGGCATCCCGGCTTGATTATCTTCGACAGATAGCCTTTGGATGTCTTATCATTCTTTGCCACAAATGAGGTTCTGACGGATAACTCGCCATCGTTCTCTTCCCATCCGAGGTTTTCGATGTACTCCTTAATGTTGTACTGGTTCTTACTTTCGTCCATAACCACGACCCGGTACTGGATTTTCGTCAAATCAATCATAGTGACCTCCTATCCCGGGATTGTCAGAACTTCTCCCGGCCATATCCAGTGACCGTGATCCGAACTGCTCTTTCCGTGCTTCTTTGCTGTGGACTCTATCGTATCCTTGTTTGCATCGTAAATTGTCGTCCACTTGGTACCGCTTCCCAGTTTCTTTGAAGCGATGCCCCACAGCGTATCTCCGGAGACTACTGTATAATTGCCTCCATTCGATGATGAACTCGCTCTCGGCTTCGTTTTCCTTACGAACGCCGCAATTTTCAGTTCATTTGTACTGTAGATTTTCAGTGGTTTCTTCTGAACAAACGTAATGGAATACTCGACATTGCCATACGCTCCAACCGGTCTCGGCTGAAATGAAGAAATCGTAACATCCACGTTTATCCACGTTTCCGTTACGATCAATGTAAGCACTGTCTCATTAAACATATAGTCATTCAGAATTTTCACACACTCATTTGGACTTTTCCAGGCGTTCGTCTTGACGATTGCCTCATTCTTCTTTGACTCTCCGAAAAATACACCATCCCACGAAAACTCTGAAACATCCGTCCCCTTAGGTACCTTTACGGTACCCAGGGAGATGATGTCGAAACTTTGGTACTTGGCTGCATATTTGCCCTGCACCTTTTCGGGTAGAGCCGGGAACGTAAACTTTGAGCCCTTTTCCACCGGAATCAGTTTAATATCCATCGCCTACGCTCCTTTCGTGCTTGATACTGGCATATTGGCGAATACCTCGCTTAACTTGTCGGCTATGTTTCCACCGAGTTCGTCTGCGATCTCGCCTAAGTGCCTTCTGATTACGGCAACAATATCTTCCTCGCTCTGACCTTCCTTTGCCTCGATTTGGAAATTCGGACTTACTGCAACATTTACACTGATCGGACCGGTCTGTGGTGTAGAGGTCGGAACCTCTGAACTTACCGGAGCAAATGTTTCTGCTGAGTTGTCCTCATAATTACCTTCTGTGGTTTCGTTATAGCCATAGGATGCGTTTCTTGTCGCCTCAGTGAATAAATTATGGTCTGATACCATATCACTCAAATTTGAGCTTTCTACTCGACCGCCCTCTGCGTGCTTAGAAACGCCGAGTGCTTCGCCTGCCTGCTCGTACAATTCAAGTGCTCTTGTCCTTCGGCTTGGATTTGTCGGGATAACAAACTCGTCCCAACCTTCCTCTGCCAACCATGACAGCTGAGGGCCGCCACCAACTCGACCGCCCGCAGCGTGTTTCGCTGGTGTGGATGTCGTTGTTGGAATTGTCGGCAGTGTCAGCAGGTTGTACTTCGGTGTTACGTTTACCGTCGGACTGATGCTGAACGGACTTGCCGTTGCTGTATTGAGAGATGTCTGCAGGCTGGTTCTCAATCCTGCCGAGCCGTTGGTAAGACTCGTTGACGCTCCCGTGTTGAGAGACGTTCCGAGGTTCGTTCCAGCTGTCTGCCACTCTGCCTGCAGCGTAGCATAATACTCATTCGAGATAGGACCGTAATTCTCCATGACCGTCGAAAAATCAAAATCGGCCATCTGATCCTGCATATACTGTTGCATAAATGTGCTGAGTGTTTCTTCACTGCCGCTGTTCTCCAGGGCGTTGTGAAGTGCTTCTGAATAGGACGTCTTGACGCTCTCGAAATACTCGCCGTAGTAGTCTGACATCTTCTTTTTCAGATCCTCTGCATTCAAGCCGATTGACTCGCCTTCTGTCGGACCTGTGATGGACTCCATGAGTTCCGTCCAGTCCCCATTAGTCATTGAGTCCCAGTCGATTGCTTCCTTGATTTCTTCCGCAGTCGGTACAGAATCTTTGAAATCCTGCATAATCTTCTCTTTGGTGCCATCCGGTACCGCAAGTGCCGTCTGTAAAATCTGAGTCGCAATGTCCGTCTGAACTGCCGTATCGAGATTGAGCTTGTCTAATCCCATCCAGCTTGCCACATCAGCTGCAGTCCAAGTCTGTACGTCCGGGTGTGCCAGTAACGCATTGTTCAAAGCTGTTTCCAGCTTCTCCTTTGTACTTCCCTCAATCTCCGGCATATAGCCTTGAAGTGAGGAGTCCCACGCCTCGGCAATCGTTTCCAGGTTGAATGAAGATACCCTTGCGTTAATCTCATTCAACTGGGCGTAGTAGCCGTCGGTTGCTTCTTTCACGGCCGCATCGTACTCTTCTTGCGTGATAGCTCCGTCTGCCAGCTGCAGGTT